TAACAAGTTCAATTCTCATAATTCCCTCTACATTCAACCACTGTATATAAACACAGTATACCTGTTAGAAAGAATATTCAAGGGGTGAATAGCACTTTTTGCAAAAGCTAGCATGTTGTTTCATATCAGATTTTAGGCGGTAAAACCCGCCCGTTACCGAGGAATCCCCAGCAATGGGTGGGTTGAATTGATGGGATTTTTTTAAGTTGCGATATCTTTGGCCTGACAAGGATGGATCTATAATACTTAACAACTATGGTTTGGGGTTTTTGTAATTCTACGAATTATGTTGTTTTTTAGCTTCAGCTTTCCATTCATCAAAGGCAGTGTCTTTGTTCATGGTGCTGATATTGACCTTACGGTCAATATCATATACACGCCACTCACCGTTAGGCCTCTCTTCGCATCTAACTAAGTATGAATTACCATTAACATCTATGCGTCTGTCTATTTGCATGAACATTTTCAATTTTTGAATCCTCTTTAATATGGTGTTTTTGCCATTTCAGTAGCTTACTATTGATGAAGCGTTATTATTCACACTTCATTAATGCAAGCATCTTTATGCTATGCTACTAATTTAGCAATTGATATTCACCTTTATCGCGTACACCTTTACCGGTTCATCACCAAAGTGCGGATGCGTTATTGTTTTCACTTCATAGCCACCATACGGGACGTCAATTCTACGGCTGGAATCGTCGCGCTTCGGATATCCCTTTGTGATAATCAGGCGGTCATACTCCCTGAACATAATTCGCTTATTCCAGTAGTCATTACACAGGCGATACTCTTCCGTTTTCTCTCCGCGAATCATGGCATCGAAGTATTCACCTTTGACGGCAAGTTGCAGGTTAGCCACGGTTAAACTCCTGCGGCGGTTCTGGTAGCGGCATCCAGTGGGTTACTTTTCCAGACATCATTTCACCGCCCCATTTATCGCCATTCCATGAGCAGTTCCACTGGTAATGGCTTTTCCCGAGGTCATTTTGTTCTTCGACATAGCACCAATAGCGCCCGATTTCATCCGGCATCCGCTCACTACAGCTTATCCAACCATCCGGAATTACCGGCGCTGACTGCTCTTTAATATGCAGTCGTGGCTCGCCGTCTTTCGGCTCAGGCCACTGGCGAGACTTATTTATCTCCAGCTTTTCTATCATCGCCCTGGTAATGAATTCGTCAGAAATACCCATACGCCTTTGAGCATCCCACAATAAAAACTGCATATCAGCCCATTCAAGCGGATCGGATGGGTCGGCAGCGGCCTCTAATGCTTCTTTCGAGAGGTGCTTCAGTGGTCCTACTGGACCGACATCGCCGAACGTCTTATCTGACCACTCGGCGTGCTCGCGGCGAATACGTTCGCGTTCCAGCGATGCAAGCGCACGCTTCAGCACAATAAGAATTTTGGCGTCGTCATCGTCGAGGCCAAACGGAATATCGTCGCGAGTGTTTTCAAATTCAGCGATGGTTTGCTGTAGCCATTCTTTGGTAATAGTGGTCATGGTTAATCCTTCACAAAAATAATCCAGTGGGTTTTGTCGTTCTTCCCGGTTCGCTGGCCAATAATTGGTTTTACGTCCGTCAGCGCCAGAATTTGGCTAACCGGAATCTGCGTTTCGTTCCATTTGAAAATGAGTACACCGTGTGGCCGCAATACACGGAACGCCTCTTTGAACCCGGCTCGCAGGTCAGAACGCCATGTTTTTTTGTTCAATCGCCCGTATTTTTTACCCATCCAGGCAGTTTGTCCGACACGTTCCAGATGCGGCGGGTCAAACACCACAACCGGAAACGACGAATCAGCAAACGGTAGCGCGCGAAAATCAGCAATGAGGTCAGGACTGATAACCAGACGGCGACCGTCGCACAATGTGTGTTCTTCGGCGCGGATATCGGCGAACACGGCGCGGGAATCCTGTTTGTTGAACCAGAACATGCGAGAGCCGCAGCACACGTCTAAAATGGTTTCTGCCATCTCATTCCACCTTCACACCAATGTCAGTGCGTGTGCTATATGCAGACATGCATTGCGCGAACCCGGATTGGTCATCTGTCTGCCCATAGCTGAACCCAGCTTTCAGGCCGTCACGGAATGCGCCATCCTGCAACCTGTCGGCAGTTTCAAGCTTCGCCTCCAGTTCTACTATGCGCTGGCGGAACTGGATAACGTCATCTGTCTGGTTGCGCCATAGCTCGCACGCCAACTCAATTTCATCTATCGCATTCTCGAAGCTAAACCAGTTGCTCCATTCTGGTGCCTGGCCCATAACGGCTTTGTAGGCATCGTTCAGGGCGGATTCCGCGTCATCGCGTTCGCTGATAAGCTGAGTCTCGCTGCGTTCGAGTTCTGCTATGCGCTTACTCCCATCAGCAATAACGCCCTCGTAATACTCACGCTGTTCAGCAATACGCTTCTCTGCAGCTTCCAGTTGCTCCCGCGCCTGTCGCATATCATCACGCAGCGCAAGTGCCACGGCCTCTATTGCGTCTTTTTCCCGTTGGAGCTGAAGATTCTCATCCAGCAGCGCCAGCACAACCTGCGGTGTAACCTTCACACGAAACGCAAGCAATTTCTGCGGCGTTGCTACTGTCTCTATTGCTACAGCCGCTTCACGCAGCGCCTGTTTGTCGATGTTGCTCATTGGGCGGACTCCTGTTAAATCAGACCGGCGTCTTTGCGTTGTTTGTATTTCGCCATTAACATCTCGGCTGGCGTTGGACCGCGATCCCGTGACGGCGCGGCTAAAGCGCGACGAACAGGCGGTATGGGTTTACCTGCAAGAACTCGCTTTTCCCACTCATGCAGAATGTCGCCAGCGGCCCGGATAAGTTCTTTTTCACTGAGTTGCCCTTCCATTCCCCGGCGGCGCAGCTCCAGGCAGACGTGGTAATACAGCGGATTTTTATCTCGCCATGGGAACTGCTCACTGGTCGGATAACGGAAAACAAGCTTCCGCCAACGCCAGTATTCGCCCATGATGTCGTCAACACTGACCCCGAGCGCTCCACTCCCCTCACGGCACCACGCTACAAACTGTCCCGGCGATGGCAGAAACGGACGTTCCTGACGGCGGGCGACACGCATTCCGGCAGCTACTTGTTCCATGGTGGTAATGCCATTCTCACGGAAAGCCAGAACCCACTGGCGCCGGATTTCGTTCATCTCGGCCTGGCTGCGATTAGCCGTGGTAGCAGGGAACGCGGCCATAAGCTGACTGAACACGTTGTTGATGACCTTAGCAACCTGCTCAACTTGCGGTTTATCGTCATGCTGTTCCGGCATGTTGTTGGCAATACGGCGCATCTGCTCACGGTCAAAATTAACCATCTGCGCAGCAATGTTTTTCATAGCTCCACTCCGTAAATCCAGTCAGTGTTATTCAGGTCAAGTTTTGGCTTAGAGGCAGTTGTGCCAGTCTGTTGCTTGTTGCGGTTGATATCGAGTTGAGTCCACTTTTCGCGGAGCTTTGCCGGGCTAATGACGTTGCCAGCCCAGAAGCTGTCATGGCACGCCCAGCGAAACAGCACGCACATGTCGCGATGTGTCCGTCCGTCACATTCACGCATCAGGCGTATATCGTTAGCCCATCCTGCCAGGTTAGGTTTTCTGGCTGATGGAGAAATGGTTTTTATCAGGTCAAACATCCACTCGGCAGCAGTTAGGTCTTCAGCAGTTCCCCACTTGTTGCCTCTCTGAATCGCTGCTTCGGGTTTTAGAACATGAGGTTTCTTTGCTGGCTTGTCAGAGGATTCGTCAGAATTCTCGGACGTAGATCTTTTAATATTGTCTTTTGTTAGTTTGTCTTTTGTGGTTAGCAACTTCTGCTTAGGTGCGTTAGCAACTTCCGCTAAGGTTTTCTTAGCAGGTTTAGCTAATGTTTTGCAGAATCCGTTATTTTTAGTTTGCCACTCGGAAATATGGATATTCATACCAACCCTGCGGCCTTCCTGAATCAGTACCTTCTTCCTGATCAGACTGTTTTTTGCTGTCGAGCAATGGGTATGATGCTTCTGAATCATCTCCTCTAGCTGCTCGTTGCTGATCCAGTCCATTTTCTTGTTGTATCCATACGTTTTGCGCCATACGGCCATCAGGATGCACAGCTCAGTCTCCGGCAAACCAGAACACATCACGGCATCCAGAAGTTCATTTGCCAGGCGCGTATAGCCATCATCGAGATCTGCCACGCGCGGCTCCTTAGGTGCCACGTCAGGCACAGGAAAATTGATTACTTTGGCAGTGTTTGCCATAATTACTCCTGTGAATTGATCCAGTTAATTCCACCAGAAAGCCGTTGGTGTTCGAGCACCGCGGCTTTCGCCTTTTTAGTTGCTGCCATTTTCAGTCCCACCCCAGCGCATCCGGCCTGGCTCGTTCAGCCTTTAGCCCGGCATCAGCGAGAATCTCTACA